AAAACTAACAGATAGATGGTCGACAGTACCGTCGTGTAAAAGGTAGAGCCAATCTTTTTGGTCAATGTGTATACGCTTTGCATTATTGTTTGTTAGAAATTGAGCAGTGCTACCACTCTCCATTAAGAAGTTCTCCTCTGCATAACTCAACCAATCAATCGGGTTTAAATAGCCGTTCCAAACGTATCCACTTGCAGAAGTCACTCCAGTTGTTTGCAATATCGGTGACGTTGCTCCAGTGCTATATTCGTACCCAAAGTCAACCTTGTATTGGTAGAAAGAGTTAGTGCAACCACTTGCAGCTGCATCTTCAAAAAGCCAATCGTGAGTTACATAGTCCTCAAGTACTCGTGATATATTAACCACTCCGTTTGTGGATGAGCCATAATGTATGGGAAACTTCAATCGTGTAAGCAATGTACCTCCACTGCTCTTTACATCTGCTATAAATCGGTAATTTGAATTGGTAGTTGCATAACCACTCGCATCGGTAACGACATAGATGTTATCGTTATATGCTGGTTGATATTCCCCACTTGGTGAATGTGCTACTGTTAGTGCTGCCATTTAACTATAAATAGCGAATAGAAGAAAGTGTCCCAAATCAGAGTAACTCATTTAAACAAGCACAAACATAACTCTCAAAACCTTTCTGTGCTGCCTTATCTAATCTCTTGTTTCGTTGCTTTGTGATCGTGGTGTGAAAAGCAATGGTGTTGAAGAACTCAACCAACGGCATTTCCAATATCAAGTCCCACTCGGTTCTTTTGCCACCTGCGAGTCTGTCGATGAGAGAGAGCCATCCAAATGAGTCTCCACTTCCTTCCTCACCTCCGTCAAATAATCGAGGGTAGCGTCTAACAACTTCGGATAAACTGCCGAAAAAAAAAGAGCATAATTGTGTACGTCCGTAACTGGTAAGTCAAGGAAATTCTCCTCTTTCCATTGGTAGTCATCCTCTATACGCTTACCCCAAAAATTAACCCGATAAGAAAGTATCGCAATTATCTTGTGAAGGTTTTCTATTATATCTCCTTTAGTGACCTCTTGCAACTCAATAAAGTGATGTGCTTTTATTTCCTTCGCATTGGTGATTAATCTAAAGTACCGTTTTTTAAATCTGAATGAGAAGGCAAACTTTGACTTTGGTATTTCACTCAACCAACTCAAGTCGTATGCTTTTAGTTTCTCCATTGTCCATTGCCCTACTTTATCATAAGGTATTCCTTCAATAATGGCAATCGTATACGCTATTCGTTCAATAGGGTTAAAGGTCTCATCAATCTCTTGGATGGCTTGTACTTTTCTGATGGTGATATCTTTCCAACTCATACTACAAATTTATGTTATATTCTCTTAACTTTTGATGGAGTTCTTCTCTACACTCCTCAAATGCTTTGTATTGCTCTTCATTAATCTCTTCATACTTCAGCTTATTCCTCAACCATTGGTCAAGGTCAAACAATGCATTCCAATAGTCCATTGATTTGATGCAAATTTGAAACTCTTCTTCCTCGTCGTGGTGAAATTCTATCGTGTATTTAGGCATAGTAAAATAAACCTGGTTTGTTATGTTGCTTACAATCCCAAGCCAACGCCAACGACATTACACAATCGTCGTGCAGTCCTTGTGGTGCAGTGTATCTCACTCCAGTTCGTGAGTATTCAAATTCAAAGTTACGCATCTCATCGGCAATATGTCCATCAGGGAATCCTATGTTATTACCTTGCACTGCCATAACTAACCCTTCAATGAGTTGTTGTTTTGATTGTGACGTGAATTTAAAACCCTTAACTCGTGGATGCTCTCTTTGTAGTTGCTCAACGATAGGGTCTCCAACGCCAGTTGAGTCAATGAATGCAGGTGTCGTCCCAATTATTTTAACAATATGGGACATAGTCTGACTCCAATCTTTTTGAAACCTATCGAAGTATGCCACATTCCCCTCTTGGTTGAGACCGATTATAACAGTCCAGTCAGTGTACTTCGCCAGGTCTATGCCATAGCAAATGGGTACACCACTCATTGGAGTTATGCAGTTATCGATGTTAGTATGTCCGAAAGGGTTACTATTGTCATCAGCTGGTTCTGCTAAATACAGTTCTTTAAAAACATAGTCAGGCAAATCCCTCTTGGCTTGTTCAATCTCCTCAAGTTCAATGATGCCTTCTTTAGCAGCGTCATAAGCAGTGATCTTAAAGTACTCAAAATTAGCCTCACCTGACTTTGCTCTTTCACCTAACTTGTAAAACCAATTCTTTTTACCTTTGACGTTTCCTATTAGTTTACACTTGGCTTGTGTTGCAGTTAGCGTTGAACGTAGAGCAAACCAACTGTCTTCTCGTGAACGTGATGCCTCATCAAAGACGGCAGCGTATACATCCTCACCATAAAGATTGTCAGGCTTCTCTGCTGATTTAAACTCTATTCGTGAACCCATAGGTGTGGTTAACACTAACTTGCTCTCATTGGATTGAAAGAAGCCCTTCTCGCTGACTTGTGATTTCATTCGTCTAAATGCTATCTCCGCTTGTTGGTATACTGGTGCAACCCACCAAACGGATTGATTCTCTTTTAGTTTTAAACTCTGCTCAAACAACCATATTATGTGACTTGCCGTTTTACCAGTCTTGGTAGATGCTGCCGTTATCGTGTAACGTGCAGGGCTATCAAGGATGGCTTTTTGGTAGGAAGTCAAATATGGTCTCTTGTAGTTAATCTGCATTACAGTAGTCTAAAATAATTAACCTCTTATTTACGGGTTAAAAAGTATCAATTTTGTTTCACCTTGTTACACTCTCAAGAACTGCTAATCTCTTTTCGTTTATCTGTTTTATATCGTGGTGATCTTTGCAATAGTTGTAATTTATCTCACCTATCTGCTTTGACTTACCTGACTCAATCAACTTTCCTATCTCTGACCAATCGTTGTTATTGACAAAGAAGCACCCTAAATTATTTCTGTGATTCGTATAAGGTTCAACGTTGGAAACAAATATCGGTAACTTATATGCAGCCGCCTCAACTATTTTTAACTCTGACTTGTGTCGGTTAAAGTTAGTTCGTGTAAGTGGTGCTAATGCAATGTCAATCTCGGAATAATACTCCCCATATCTATCAGCTCGTGTGCCTTGTCTTACATCAAACCAATCAGGTCTTTTATCAGGAGTAGTGCCAGTGATAGCCTTCTCCATTGCAACCCACTCTTCTGCTCCGTTGTGGTATCCACACATCAAAAATCTTGCATTGTACTTCTCGCAAATAGGTGCTATCTGTTCACTCAATAGTTTAAGGTCCTCAACGTGAGATAACCCACCTACCCAACCTAATGTGAATGGATGCTCCTTCTCCGCTTTCCATTGGCTTTGGTTAAGATCTAAAGCATTGGGGATAATATGAACGTTCTCGTTATACTCTTTGACTTGACCTGCTAACTGTGGTGTAGTTGTCATAACGGCATCGGCATAATACATAGCGTCCTTGACTGCATTCTTGATATACGCACGATAGAACTTGTGAGCAGGATTGTACTTTGGTACAACCCAATAGTCATCCACATCCACAACAAAGGGAATCTTCTTTTTAGCCAGGATCGGTAAGATGTTGTATTGAAGCCCACCTAACCAACGATTGAACACAACCACATCGTATTTTTCAAATTCAAGGTCAGCCCATTCCTTTGCTTTTTGTGAAACGTCAACTTGAATGCCATAGTCAACTTGAAGTCGGGCGAGTGGAGTGTACAACCTATGGAAGGACACCCCATTCATTCCGTCAAAGAGAGAGAGAATCTTCATTAGAAGGGTAAGTCGTTTTTGGGCTTTGGCACTGCAACATAATGTGTTGCTTTGCTCTTTTCGTTTGGTGAGTTCAAACGTTGTACACGCAAACGTACATCGCCATACTTGTTCTTTTCAAGTTGTCCAAGTCTAATTGCTTGTTCAAACTTTTCAATGTTAATTGTGATGTTCAGACCGTACTGATCTTCCCACGCATTTCCTAAAAAAATTGTTTCTTGCATCGTTTTTGTTTTACTCGTTTGTTATAGTTTCTAATTTTATCTGCCATCTGCCTTCGCAGAAAAGGGTCATTCATTGCGTTGTCGTACACTCGTTTGCTATATGCTTTGATGCAGTCCTTACACTTACCGTTCAAGCCATCGTTGTTGGAGTTGTGCTTATAGTATTCACTCGTTGGTTTAGTTATATTGCATCCCTTACAAGTTTTCATTTTTTACCTTCAGTATTTCTTTCAATTGTTCATAAACTTGAGTAGCGTTTTCACCCCAAAACATTTCACATCTCTCACCATCAAAAGGGCTTTCTTCAAAGTAAGATTGATACTCAGACGGCTTTGCTATATTTCGATAGCAATTATTTTTGATAGGGCATCCTTCGCCCTTACACATTGTTATATCTGGCATTTGTTACCTCCGTTTGTTCTGTCATATTATACCCTTACTATTTGCTTTGAAATGTCAACCTATATCCTTACTAATCTAAATTTAAAGTAACGTTCACTACCTTTGCCTCAACCGTTGCATCTACCGTCTCCTTTGGTTTACCGAATACACGACTCAACAAAGTATCCATCGAATAGAGACTCCCTTTCTCGTATGATTTAATGATAGCCCTTGCAACTGTCTTTTCAAGCATAGTCGCTTCCTCGTTTTTGAGAACATCTTTTATTGTCTTCTCATCCATTGCCATAATAGCCTGGATGCTATCGTTAACCTCACTCAACTTATAGCCTTCCTCCTTCATTAGAGTGGTGAACTTTTTAGGTCTGCCCTCCATCCATCTTCTCTCATCTTCACCTTTTTTAAATGGTTTAAGATTGTCTTTTACATTAGGGTTATTTGCCATTTGATTACAGTTTTATTACAGATATCACTTATTCCTAACATCTTCACCAAATAGTTCATATAACTTTCTATCTTCAACAATTTGATTTCTATTTGCTTTGCTTTTATGAAACCAGTTATGACATTTCATACATAGATTGATTAAATTTTTTGGGTTATGTAAATGTTCATGTTGTGGCTTCTCACTTCTATAAATTAGATGGTGCATTTCCCATTGGTACGTTTGATTAGTTTTACAATGCTCACAAAATAAATATCCATGTTTCAAAACCATATCTGCTCTCATTTGATTTCTTATTCTTAGATATTCCTTTTGACCATTATCACTTCTTTTGGTATCTCTCGCATACATTCCGCTTTTGTAACTCGGATTGTTTTTGCCCAATCTTTTTTCCGTTGCTTCCTTACCCCATCTTCTGCTTCTTTTAGATTTCATATTTTCTATTCTACAATTTGCAGAACAAAATTTATCCAATGATGTGTAAGGCGTAAATTCACTATTACAAAATTGACATACTTTTACTTTTGGTTTATTTGACCTTAACTTTACTGCATATTGTGACTTGCATTGTTTAGAACAATACTTGGCTGCTTTTGATTTGCTTTGAAATTCATTATTACAATTAAGACAATTCATACTACAAATATAGACAATAGATGTGTTACATCTGTTGCCCTTTGTAAATTTATTTTAACGTGCTTTTTCATAGAGTAAACTCCACTGCGTTGGTACAGATACTTTTGTTTTTAAGTTGAAGCCGTGTTGCTTGAATAGTTCTATCCACTCATTCTCCTGCTTGATATTGATATGCCCCCAGTCTTCATCCATTTTGTTAGTGTGAGGTGTTGAGCTGAAGTGGAAGTAGTTACAGTTACAGTTGCAGTTGTCAAGTGTTCTTTTGATAGAGTCATCGGTCATATGCTCCATTACTTCAATGCAAACAACAAGGTCTGATTCTATGGTTTTAATTGAGAAATCACCAAGTGTATATTTGTGGGCAACGTTATAACCTTGAGCATAGTAAAGGTGATGTGCATTGGCGTCATAGTAATTGACGGTTTTGCCAAGTCTTTTTAATGCTCTTGAATAAGCACCCACACCACCCCCTAAATCTGAAACGGTCTCAAATGAGATTAAACGATTTATAGTGTCCGCAGTGTTCTTATACATATTCTCAAACTGAACTGACTCAAGGTTTATGCCGTGTGACATCTCCCAATTAAAGCACGTTTGGTCATCCCATTTGCCGTTGAAACTATTCACTCTTACGTTTACGTTTTGGTTTTGCTACTGGTTGTTCATCGTCAGCTATCGTTGCTAACTCTTTAACTTGTTGTTCTGCTCTGATAATCATTGAAAGCATCCCATCGACTACACAAGTACTGCAAGTTGGTAATGGCTTACCCATCTCTTTTAAGTAAATCTCTCTGAATGTAACGTTGTCAGTTGGTGTCATTCTTAACACCTGCTCCTTTTTGAATCTCTCGAAGTATGGTTTGATTACTTCAAGGATGTACATAATTTCTTCTTTTGTCATATATAACGATTTAAAATTGTTGCGAATATTGCTGATGCCCCTGCATATAATACCCCCTCTAATGAGTGCCACCATAGTAACGACATCCAAAAGGATAGACATAGTTCACACGAAAAAGGTTTGATGAACTTGTATCCCCATTCACGAACGAATATCAGTGCCAATGACGAGATGCCGATAATTTGTATTAAAGTGTTCATTTGCTTTTTGTTTTATCTCTTTGATTACTCTCAATATCTCTTGCCTTGAGATACCAGTTATTCTACTTATTGACCTGGCACTGCGAGGTTTTATCCCTTTATCCTTATCCCCATTTGAATACAGTTCAAAAATCCTCGCCTCGTACCATTCAGTGTTTTTAAGTATTGCCTCAAGACTTTTATAGAAGTACTCTTTGTAGTTGGTTTCTTGTTCTGACTCAATCTGTATCTCATCTGTATCATACATCCCTATCGGTTGCTTATACAGTTTATCAAAGTTCGTACGTTTGCCATAGAATTGATTTAAACAGATTCGTATAACGATTCCTTCCCAATATCCACTCGTATATTTGTCCTCAATCCACTTGTCATCCTTTTCACAAAGTATAAGAAACAACTCCTGATATAAGTCCGATGCAAGTTCTTTGGCTATCTTGACAGTAAAATCTCGTAACCATTGTGCTTGGGATAACTCGTTTATGATATCCGCCTTTTTGATATAACAAAGTTTGTTGCTTTATTCTGTTAGTTATTAACAAGTTGTTCATAGGT